GAAGGGTTCGGTGGCCGACGCGGACGTAACGAACGTGGTGAAGCCATTCGTCTGCGTAGCCCCGAAGTAAGCGGCAATCTTTGTCTGATCGTCGCCTCGACAGATCCGCACGCCGATCGAACTGACGGGCCGATCCCAGACCGTGCAGAAGCCGACGCTCTCACATACGCACTTGTGCATTGCTTACCCCGCAGGCATCACCCGCACGCCGGCGTTCGTCGGGACGCCGACGTAGTGGCAATGCGACTGTTCCTCGTCGAGCTGCCAGCCCGCGTCGTCGGTCCAGCAGTCCCAGGTGTCGCGGTAGAAGACGGCCACCGTGCCGCAGTCCATCACGATGCGAACTTCCCAACGCGAGCCGGTCCACTCGACCGTCACGTCGCGGCCGGGGTTCTCGTGTCGGCCATGCCAAGTGCACCCGCCGACCCACTTGACCGCACCGCCTTCGACGCCGCAGCCAGGAATCGTCTGGACACATTCGCCATTAATGCACTTGCATCCGGGGATTGACTCGCAGACCTCGGGGTCGCATCCGCCCTCCGAACTCGTCGGACACGTGGGCACGGGACAATCGCCCGTCGCGGCCACGGCCATGATGCACGGCCCGTCGCAATCGCATTGTTCGGGACAGATTGATTCACCCGGCGGCGGGCATGGCAGTTCGTCGCAACAGGTGCATTCGTGTGGACGCAAACGAACTTGCACGTTGCACACCGAACCCGCGACCAATTCCCAATTCTCGTTCACGCCGCAACAGTTGAATTCGTCGATCGGCTTCCGCAGCGTGGCGAGCAAGCAGTCGTTGGTGTCGAAGATTCGGATGTAGTAATAGTCGCCGCTCTGCGAAAGCTCGAAGCTGAAGCAGGCGACTTCGCCGGTCCATAAGCAGAGGGCCTTGCCGTATGAGTCGGTCTCGTTCTTGAGCTTGACCAGCCTGGGAATCGACTCGCAGTTCGTCCCTTCGCAGTAGGCTTCCGAGTAGGCGTTGTCCTCGGCGAGGAGGATATCTAGCCACCAGTACTTCGGCATCTTCTTGCCATACGTGTTGCACGGCACGCAGTCGGGCGTGACTTCATACGTGGCCTCTGGGCAGTCACAACGTTCGAGCGTGTCGCTTGTGGATTTCGCACAAATTGTCCCAAATCGAACGATCGCCCATTGGTCACCGGTACCGCCTTCACGCCAGAGCATCTGGGCTGCGCCGCGCTTCGCACTTGTGAGCTTGGTGGGATCGCCGTCGGTTACATCCGCGCACGAATGATCTTCGTCTTCGACGTTTACGCGGGCCTGACAGACGCCCGACGCCCAGGCACGAGCGATTCGCCCAGACCCCGCGGGCTCGAGCAAGATCGCAAAGCGGCCGAAGTGATCTTCCTCGGTCGGGATTACGCCCTTGAGCGCAACCTGATCTTGGAACGCACGCAGCGACACGGCCGGCGCGAAGATCGGAGCGTCGAGACCAAGCACGCTGAAGCGCGGCAGGTCGGCGCCGCTGTCGTTGCGAATCTTGATGATGTCGGCCTGGCGGAATTGCGCGGAGCCGTCGGACAATTCGTCGTGTTGCGCGTTCTTCGCCTTCTGTGCGGCGTCGATGAACGCATTCCATGCGGTCGCGGAGACTTCAAGCGACTGGCCGGCCTGGACCTTCTTGAATCGGTCACCCATGGCTACGTCCCGATTCCGAGGCCCGAGAAGTTGCCAGGGTGATAGACCTGCTCGACGTAAGCCGCGACTGGTTGTTTCACCAACGTGAACGCGAACGTGTCCTCAACGTCGGCGTAGCGCACCCAGAGGTATTCCCAGCCACGCTTAGCAATACCCGTGATCGTTCCGACGGAAAGGCCCGGGACATTGGGAGATGCAGCAAAGCGAAACGTGATCTCCCACTTCTCGTCGCCGCGCTTTGCGCCTGAGGCCCCGAGAAAGAGCACTTCACCGATTGCGAAACCCTTGAAGATCGCGTTGTTCGTTCTGCCCGTGAGGGAGAAGAGCGTCGCCTTGTAGGCCGGCGTGACGAGCGCGTCGTCGAAGTAGTGCGTCTCGGTGAACTGGTAGACGGGGACCGTGATGTCCACACCCTCGACGTTGTCTTGAGACACACCGATCGCGCCTTGGAAGTTAGGTGCGGTCTCACCCGGCGGTGCGTAGGACGCGATCGTCGCCAGACTTTGCGTGATGTGCTGCGTGCCGCCGCCGGTGTCGAAGGTGTACTGTGATTGACTCCCGAGCAGCGCGTAGCGCACAACTCCGTCCCAGACGCCGCCGCCGAGAGGCGTGGTCGTGTACGTGTCACGAACCAGTCCGTCATAGGTGAGAGGCGCCGTTGCTTCCAACAAGGCGCGCACAACCGCATCGTCATCGGTGCCTTGAATGATGTAGAGCAGTTCGATGGTTGAGTTCGGGCCGACGGTCGATTCGCGGCTGAGGGCCTTTTCGTTGATGGTGATGGGCATGGCTTACGGCACGAAAACGAGCCGCCCCTGTCTTGCCTGGTTGACGAGTTGGCGCGTGTTCGTCGCGACTGTCTCGGTCGCCTTCGCTGTGCGTTCTTGAAGCGACTCGGCACCGAGGCCCTGGACGGCCGCCGCGTTGAACGTTCCAACGACATCCACTTTGGCCTTGTCGATCGCGGCGTCGAGGCCTTCCGGTGTGAACAAGCCGGGTGAGGGCTTCTGAAGGCCCTTGGGCTTCTCGGTCTCGGCCCGCTTCTTTTCGGCTTCGGCCAGCGCGGCTTCCCATTCCGCTCGGGCTTGTGCGAGCTCCTTCTCGGCGTCGCTCAATGCCGCTTCATGCTTCGCCTCGCGATCGGCTTGGGCCTGGGCTTGTTGATCGACGAGCGCCTCTTTGGCCACACCTCGGTCACGTTCGATCTCATCGCGGCGCTTCTGGCGCGCGGTGTCGCGTTCGGCGATTGTCGCATCGCGCTTGGTGTTGATCTCCTTATCCTGCTTGGCGACGTCTGCGTTGATCTTGGCAATTTCCGCGTCCGCGTCCCCCTGGCCAAACATGCCCTTGATGCGCGCCCAGACTTGAGCGAAGAAACCCGCGAACCGGTTCCAGCCCTTCTGGAGCAGGCCGATGAGGTTGTCCCAGGTATTCGCCAGAAATGTCGTCGTCTCCACCCACGCGACTTGGAGGCTCGCCCACGCGTCGGTCAGATGATGCGCGATGTTGAACGACGCGTTTGAGAAAACCTCGGTGAAGAATCCCGCGAATTCCTGCCACTTCGACTGCAGGAAGTTCACACCCTTCTGCCACTCCATCTTGAGCGTGAGCCAGAGGATCTTCGCCGCCAGTCCAATGTCACCCGTGGCAAGTGCGTCGCCGATGCCCTTCCACGCAGACAGAGCATCGTTCTTGAGTTCGCTGAAGCGATCACCGAGCCACGCGAGGGCCTGACCACCCGCTTGCGTGCTCGTGAGGAACCAAACTCCCAGGCCCGCGACGGCCGCCGTCACGAGGCCAATGGGTGAGCTCAGCGCTCCGAGTACGCCCCTGACGAGATTCAGTCCGTTCGCAGCCGCTCCGAGAATCGACCCAACGCCTTCCAGTGACTCGCCGAGAAACGTGAGTGCCACGCCAGTGGCTAACATCGCGGCCGCCACTTTCAGGCCCGTCTCAATGAGCCCGCGATTCTTCTCGATGAGCATAGCGGCTGTCTTGCCGACGCGAAAAAACCAGTTGGCCGCGTCGGTGAGGATCGGCACGAGCGCGGCCCCGATTTTCGCGATGGCCACGTCGAGGACCTTCCGCACGATGTCGAGCTTGTCGCCAAATGCGTCGGCTGCCTGAATGTCCTCGTTGGAGAGAACGATGCCCAGGTTGCGGGCTTCCTTGGCATACTCCCGCAGGCCGATGATTCCTCCCTTGATCATGGGAAGCAACTTCGTACCGGACTTGCCAAATACGTCTAGAGCCAGCGCGGCGCGCAGCGTATCGTTGCGAACCTTCGACAGTCGGTCAGCAATGAGCTTGAACTGGGCCTCGACCGTGAGGTTCGCCAGGTCGCGGGCGGTCAGACCGAGTTGTGCCAACGCTTCGCTCGCACCCGTCGAACCCTGCGACGCCTCCACGACGGTCTTCGACATCTTGCGAATTGCGGCTTCGAGTGTCTCCATGTCGGCACCGTTTTGCTGAGCGGCGTACCCCAGTTCCTGGAGTGACTCAGCGGACACGCCCGTCCGCTCGCTCATGTCGTTCAGTTCGCTGCCGAGATTGGCGAAGCGTTTGCTTGCGAGAAACAGCGTCGTCACGCCCGCTGCGCCGATCGCCGCAAACTTCGTCCCAATGGAGGCGATGCTCGATCCGAACGCTTTTAGCTTGCGCTCGGCGTCCTTCAGACCCTTCACCAGCGGGCTGTTCTTGGTGCCGAGTTCGACGTATGCCGCGCCGGCTCGAACCCCTTGGGCCGAAGGCATGAGTTACTTTCCCTGGTTATCGATGAAGATCTGCTTGAGCACTTGGATACCGACTTTCGCGGCCGGTGCGGTCTTCGTTGAGCGAACATGAGGGTTGAAGTCACTGGGTTTATGCTTGGGCTTCTCGAGGTTCTGATTCGCGAGCATGGACAAGAGTGACGACGTGTGTGCCCACGCGTGGCGGCTGCGCGACTCGCCCATCACGACGAGTTCACGGAGAGTGAAGGGTCCGGGGTCGAGGCCGAGGACACCCGCGAGTTGCCAAACGAGGCGATCAAGGCGTTCGCTTCGGCTGTCGGATCGATCGTCGCCAAGACCGTCTCGGCGTGATCCAGCAGCGTCTCCCGCATCTGTTTGCCCGCGTCGATCACCTTCTTCAAGCTCGCCCGCGCCCGGGCATCGGGGAAAAAATCGATGAGTTCCTCGACGAAGGCGTCGGCTGCGAGTGTGATGGCATCACCGGCCAAGGCCCGGCCGAAATCCTCGTCCGAGATCTCCTTCGCGTCGGCTTCGTCTTTGCAGAGGCAATAAAGGACATCGGCGAGTTGCACGGGGTCGGAGACGAGCTTCGAGAGCGGCTGAAATCCGTCATCCACGAGCCTGTAGAGATCGACATCGAGCAATCCTCGCACGCGCTTAATCGCCGCGACGTTGATCGCGACCGTCCAGGTGCGGCCGGCGTTATCGATGAAGGTTCTCATGGAATCGTCATCCACGTTGGTGCATTGGTCGCATACGTCGGCTTGACTGTTACGCTGACCGAAATCGCCTCCTCGAGCGGCTCGTTGCGGCTGAACTTCGTGACCATGAAGCTCGCGCGCAGGCCTTGGTTGCCTGTGACCGTGATATCGCCGTCCATGACAGCGAGTTCTACGGCGGTCTTGTTCAAGAATGCGTCGCGAATCGTCCCGAAGTCATCGTCGGCCGAGTCCCACACCATCTCGAATTCAACCGAGCCGTCCTTGAGCGTCGCGACCGTCGCGCGCCAGCCGTTGTTGCCGCGCGTCGTGACGTCGGCCTCGGCAGTCTCCAGGTTGAGCGTCACATCCTTGACGTTCTTGATCTCATTCCAGACGGGTGTTGCGTATGTACCCGTGTTGCGATAGAGCTTGGCGTCCAGCCCGAGTTTCACGGCCATGATGGTGTCTCCTTAGCGCACCGAGTCGCGCCAGAGCTTTGGTAGGGTTGGGAGCTCCGCCTGGAACGCGGGACCCATGTAGGGGCGTGCTTGAATGAAAACGCGCCGACGTTCACGCCGCGTGACGATCTCCGTCTCGCCGCCGTGTTCGAGCACCTCAGGCGCTCCGGTCGGCGTGTTGATCAACGTCGGACCGATCACGACGGAGCGGCGCTCGCTGTCCCACGCGAAAAAGATGAAGCGCCGCAGCAGTCCCACGTGCGAATACGGCGGCTGACCGGCTGGGCTCGTTCCTTTGCGCGGGCGAATCGAGGTCTTGGCCC